CCTATACGACTATACCGGGGGGTGTTAAAATCATGGAATCGCAGCTTTTGCGGGCCAGGGCAGTACCGAGTCTTCTCCCATACTAACTGCATTTTTGATGCTTTTTTGATGTTTATTAAGCTAATTCTTCTTTATCGTTGCCTCCATCCAAAAAAACTTATTCTTTATATTCTTTATATTCTTTATATTCTTTACATTCTTTATATATTCTTTACGTTCTTTATATTCTCTATATCCCCTGTATCCTCTATTGTTCAAAAAATCTTCCACCTCTCACCCCCGCCATCCTTGACACATCTCCTCATCCATGCTATAATCCCATCAACCCAACCATCAATCTTTCATCAGCCCAACCACCCATTATTATTTTATCAACAATTACCAGCCATTATTTCATCTACAATAAAATTGTGACATAAATTTTTGCTATACCCTCCACCTCAATTTTTACCAATTCTCATCTGGCTTTTTTTAAACTTTTGTCTCCAAAAACCCAATAATAAAATATATAGTATTGGGTTTTTAGAGTCAAAAATTAACTTTATTAAGTCGCTGCATAAGATAATAAAGTATTGTATATACAATTTAACCATTTATCTTTTAATTTATTATTTGACAAATTATTATACATACAATTCGTATTGAATTCGCAATCCTTACCATGTGGATGCAATGTAAAGGAGGTGTTTATGGATATTATTCGTTTCAGAGGTAATGAAGAAGAAGTAAGTAATAAGAATAACAAGCTGTTACCTCAGATAACAGAACTTGATACAGCTGCATTAGTTACCAATACACCATATACTTATAAGTCACTCTGTTCGTTACTAAATTTACCAGCAGTTGCCGGTTCACAAAAAAAGCGTCAGTTACTGGAACTGAGCAGATGGTTTAATTATGAAAAGATAGGAAGTAAATACTTTATATCAGAGATTTATCCGTCCCCCCTTCCTTATCTTCCAGTAACGTCATCCAGCAAATATGCATCAGATGTAATAGATATATTAACTTCTTATATCTATAATTCAGGAGAGCAGGTGCTATATTTGAAGCCTATTGATTTGAGTATTATCTGCGGGTTGGCGAATCAGCGGTATGCCCGGTATCATCAGAATGAAGACCAGACACAATTAGCTAAGGAATTAAAATTACTGACTTCAGATATCTCCTCTTTTTATTTAAGAACTGATTCTTATTTTCGGGATGTTCTGGTATCCTCTCTTAATTCAATGAAGAACAGAGGTATTATTCAGTATGTGGAGACTTATGTAATCCGGGTGCAACAGAATAATAATGAAGCAGTATTGCGTGAAGCTACAACTGAGGACAGACAATGTATTATTGAATTACAAAAGGAAGCTATGCAGCGCCAGGGAATTAAAGATATACGTGAGTTATGGTTAAACGAAGGAAAGAAGAAGAAATATTATGAGGAGCTGGATCAATTAATGAAGGAAGCAAGACCTGACTGGTTATTCTATTATAAGACCTATAAATTGTATTATTCTTACAAAGTATTAAGTGAAGTGACTAATAAGGACCAGATAAAACGGGATCTTAATTTAAAAGTGTTTCAATTTCTGAATAATCAATCCGTAAAGCAATACATTACTTCAATGAATTCAGAACATCCTTATTATACAGAAGCCTGGTTGTCTGCCCAGCGTAAGCTTTCAGATTATCTCATTACTCTTTATACTGAATAAATTAATTAACGTACTTGACAATTAATCCAAAATAATATATACTATCCTAAAAGGAGGATGATTATGAGCAGATTTTCAGGTAAATGCGACTTTTATGATTGTCTGGATGAGAAACGGATCAATAATATAATAGAAGGGACTCTTAAAGTATATGCTGCCGGGCATATAGTACCATTACATATAACCTCAGAAAAAGATTTAGTACCTTATTACCCCTATTTAGTTACTATGGCTGGTTATTATAATAATCAAGGAAGGATTCATCTCTCCTCTTCTTCTTTTGTGGATGAAGAAGAACAGGAACGTCTGAATTGGAAACTGAAGTATACTCTTCGTTATTACAATCGTTGTAAAAGGAATCATGTACCTTATAATACGGAAGAAGCAGCTCTTCATACCGGGGGGTACTTTGTATCAGATATAGATTATTCTATAGCGGACCGGGTAGCTGAGTATGGTAAAAAAGCAAATACAGAGGGGCTTCATCTCTCAATGCATCAATATTATCGTAAAGAATTATATGAAGAGATGATAGCAAATGGCTGGCCGGAAACAACTGCTTGGTATTGGGTATACAAAGAGTACAAATCATTTGATTCTTTACATGATAAATTAAATGGTGGTTCTAATGAGTAAGATGATAATGAAGTGTCCTGTCTGTAATTCAGAAATACAATATACGCAATGGTCGGAATACGGAATCGGTCCGGTAGAGTTTCATATATATTGTGATAATTGTGGTTATTTTGCAGATATGTGTTATGGTCCTGTATATGCTGGTATCTGTGAGGGATACGACCCGATATATGAAGATAAAGTCAAGGAGTTGCAGTTACCAGTAGTGCCACCTGAATTGGTACCGTAGTTGGAAGGAGTAAAGGATGAAAATAGAGCTAACATCAGAACAGATTGAACAGTTACATCAGGATCATTATATAGACCTGGGTTGGGGAAAGAATCGTTTCTATATTGAAATAGATAAGAATGGGAACTTTTCATACGCGGAGGTAAGTGCTGTATTTGACGAGGAGGATGAGATGAAACGCAGAGCATATTGGTTTGATGCCAAGAGCCTGCAAAAGATGGCACCAAGAAAACCTTATGACTCATCTTATTATCGTAATGATCCGCTTTGTCCCAGCTGCAGTGCTTATATGATCTATCATTTTGAGCATTGCCCGAAATGCGGGCAAAAACTGGATTGGAGTGAACGGAATGAGTGAGATGGAATCTGAGGTAAATTCCTATGAGTAGATGGATTGATATAGACGATGACCGCAATTGTTATATAGGAATGGATGGAGATTATGAAAAATACAATATTGATCCTGATGTATTAGCAGAAGCATTTTCAGCACTACCGCCAATAAAAACAGGCCATTGGATATGGGCGGGCACTGATGTCATGACTTATATATGCTCTGCATGTGGATATGGTGTACAGCCTTGGAACAACTCTCCCTATTGTCCTAATTGTGGAGCTTATATGAAAGCGGGGCATAGTTAAAAATGAGTGGAAAAAAGTTTTGGGACTCGAAAGAAATTGACGCAGCTGATTCTCGTGCCGCAATGATGCGCTCTTTGGATAAGTATAAAGAAGAATTAGAAGCGCGTGGGGTTAATGTTAAAAAGATACAAAATGATTTATACCAGGCTCAGATCCAATTCTTTAATACATTATGTGATCGTTTTGGAATAAAGGAGAAGTTATGAAAAAAATATTTATAGCTATTATGATGTTGTTCGTTATGGCGTTGTCTTTAACAGGGTGCACAGAGGCAGATAAAGTAAGTGAGAATATTGCAAAAGAAGCAGATAATTTTAATGTCTACCGCCGCATAGTTATTATTAATACTCGTACTGATAAAGTTGAATTTGAAGTTATTGGAAAGATGAGTATTAATGTGGGTTCTGGCAGAATTGACGCTATTGTGGAAGATGATAATGGCCGGTATCACAAACATATCATAAATCTTACCGATAATAATATGTACGTGGTTGAAGATCTTGGCGGTGCTGCGGTAAGCAAGTATCATTATGAAATTAATTATATTCCTAAGGCAATTGTTCCATTCACATTTACAGCTAATGATTAAGAGGCGTAGACATGAAAAATAAAAAAAGCAATCCAAGATGGCGGACCATTGATAAATGGACGGAGCGGAAAATTGCTAAAACGTATGGCAAGCGCCCGTATCACCGCCATGGGAGGAAAAACGGAATAAAACTGAAACAAGAAAGAATTCGTAACAAGAAACTTTGCAAGAAATATCCCTGGCTGGTACCTCGCAACGTATGGACAGATAAGATAAGCTGGGTGTCACGTCCTTACGATCACATTGAATTAGATGCAATGGACAATGGCTGGCGGAAAGCTTTTGGAGATATTTGGTGCGAAGAAATGCAAAAAGCCCTGGAAGCAACTAATTTTGTTACTTCTTTTCGTATCAATCAAATGAAAGAAAAATATGGGCAGCTTCGGGTTTACCATAATAATTATGCTAAACCAATAGCACATGTTACAAATGCATTTGAAGTTATTTCAGAACATATATGCATTAAATGCGGTGCGTTGGATGCTCACATTGTAAATAATTATGGATGGTTCCTACCGTTATGTAAGCGTTGTTACAATCTTCCATCTCGTATTTCTAAATTAGATAGAATACCTTATGAAGTGCGGCTGCAAGATGCGGGTTATACGGGAGATGAAAAAATCCCCACCAGTTATACAATGACCACTTGGAGTAATGGCAATGAAAAAACAGAGACGTATGATATTAGTGAAATCGTAACTAAGATACGTTGGAAGAATAGAAAGAGGAAAGTGAATGAATAAACGGCAGAAGAAAAAGCGCGGTATTTATACCCGGTTTAAAGATGAAGAACTATGGAGCTTGGATGTGACGATTGCCAAGTTTATCCTTCCAAGATTAAAGAAATTTAAGAAAGTTACCGGGTGTCCAGGGCAGTTCTTATTAGATGAAGAAGGGAATTTGCGGCAAGATCCAGGGTTTGTTAAAGACGCAGAACAACGTTGGCAGGATATCTTGGATAAAATGATTTGGTCTTTTGAAGAAGTGGCATATGGTGATCGGGAGCCTTTAATATCTGATGATTTTATTACAACCGTTATAAAAGAAGAAGACGGTAAAAAGGTTTATTCTTCTAATATTGACCCTGATGTGAGGCAAGAATGGCGTTCCAGTTGGGATAAATATAATGAACAAATTCAGGTGGGGTTGGTTTTGTTCGCAAAATACTTTAGAAATCTATGGTGGTGAGCTATGAGTTTAATGGAAGAAAATGAGTATAAAAATGGTTATGAATATGGTTATGTAGAGGGAGTTAGTTGGGTGATTTCTACTGCAGAACGTTATTTACAGACCTATGAATTTGCAATAGGAGATGAGGATATTGTAACAGGACGGAAGTTGATTGAATATGTTAAATATAAAATTAATGATTTAAATCGACGGTAATTATTTTCAGCCAAAAGGGGTGATGTTATATGGGCCAATTTGGCTACAAGATAAAAAACTATCAAGCTGGCTCTATTTATGGATATGATTTAGGGATTCGTGATAAATATGATACTACGGACGCTATGCTAACTAATAGCCTATTCTTAGATTTTTTAAAAGAGAATGGGCTAAATGTTTGGAAGGAAGAAAGTACCCGCGACGTCATTTGTTTGGAATTTAGTTATGGTGTCAAGAGTTATAAAGAAGAAATTCGTTCGATAGAACAACGAATTAAAAACAAACAAAAAGAATACGATAAGGGCAAAGTTTCTGATAAGGAACTGACAGAATATACTAATGTAATGCATCGTCTTAAAGAAAAAGCAGAAGAAAATCAAGATAAGTTTATAAAGGTTACAAGACAAACATTAAGAGAATACTATTATATAAATGGTGTAGATATAAAGTATGAGACGCATAATAAAAAGGGCGAAGTAATTAAGACTGATGTAATACATTATAAGATGCTGTATAGGACTCCCGGAAAAGCTAAGAAGGGAACATGTATGTTTATTAGAGATGGCCTTTATGATGCGGCTATCTCTTTTTTGCGTATGGGGATACAACTTCCTGATGAAAACGCTCCTGTTGTGGAAATAGGAGCCTACTCTTCTCTCGTGACTAGTACTATTGTTGGTAAGATTACCATAAAACCTGAAGAGATATTAGTTATAAAGGATATTGATGCCCATTTTAAAACAAATGTCATTAGTGTTGAATTGGATCAAAACAAACATTGTGTAGCAGTTCCCAGACAAGATTATAAAGTAAAGAATACATTATTTGATGGACAGGCATTAATTGATGAGAGCATTTTCCCGGAATGGGGGGAGGGTTATATTCTCTTACGACATCATTTCTGTAAGATGGCAGCCTTTCGAAGCAATATACAACTCTTCTATCAAGATTATTTTGGTGATCAATATGAAACTGCTGAAGTTGAAGACATGTGGGGTCATAAAATATTAGCAAGGAATGTAAAATTGATTACCACTGAAAACGCACTTAAGTGGCTTAAGTTTCATGTTGATTTTGAATATTGGTCTGAATGGGTTCGTGAGAATGGCTGCCAGTTTGGTATAGTGAAGACAGCTCATCCTAGTAAATTGGGTGAGGTACAGCGTATGAGTTATCAGATGGTTAATGCATTAGATATAGACCTAATGGAGAACATATGCCAAGAAACTTTGGATTATATACAGCAATTAAAACGAAATGATGCTGTGTTTGTAGATTACTTGAGAAGAAATACTAATTTTGCAAATGATTATGAAGTACTTGTCGCATTAGTTGAGCATAACCCGGAATTCATACGTTGTGATTATTTTAGAGAAAGAAAAAAAGAAATAATTCGTACGTATGTAAAAAATGTAAAGACAGGTAAACTTATTCAACAAGCAGACAATCTTGTAATTGTTGGATCTCCGTATGCTATGTTGTTGGCTTCAGCCGGGGATGATTATCATAAAGATGATACGTTGATGATTGAAGACGGTGCAATTCAATGTTATACGGAACGATTTGAAGATGGTGAATATCTTGCTGGATTCAGGAACCCTTTCAATAGTAGAAATAATCTGGATTATTTACATAATCATTATGATGAACGGTTTAAGAGGTATTTCACATTTGGGAAATTGATTATAGCATTAAATATGATTGGAACGGATGCACAGGATCGGAATAACGGCTTAACATACTGGGCCAGCGTATAGAAATATGCGTAAAAAATATTCGGTGAAAATTGGAACGCTAAGTGTGTGTGATAATAGTTAAATTAAAAAGGAGGTGTAATATATAGAAGATCAAGGATATTGTGTATATGAGCATATTAGATTAGATAATGATACTTGTTTTTATGTGGGAAAAGGACGAAAGAAACGAGCTTACAATACTAGACGGAACGAACATCATGATAGAATTGTTAATAAAGTGGGAATGCGTGTAAATATTCTTTATGATAATTTATCTGAAGAAGAAGCATACCGACTAGAACATGAAACTGTTATGGATTATGTTTTTAATAAAGGCTATGGGATTGATATTATTGGTTATAATAATCGTCAGAATGAACCAGGGCATTTAACCAACCATACTTTTGGAGGAGATGGTAGTGTGGGGATGGTGCATAGCAAAGAATGGTGTATTCAACATTCTGAGGCCATGAAAGGGGAAAAGAATCCTGCCTATGGAATCAATTATTGGGAGTTAAAGACGCCTGAAGAAGTAGCCGAATTAAAACAGCGATACAGCATTACTTCATCGGGTGCTAATAACGCGATGTTTGGGGTTTCCCCAAAAGAACGAATGTCGGATGAAAAGTATCAACAGTGGTTAGCGAAAACAAAAAACCGCCTATCTCATCAAACCGGAAAAGAAAATCCCAATGCCAAACGAGTTCATATATATGATCAAAACAAAAATTATATACTAACCACAGATACGATAATGGATGCTTGCGCATGGATTAAAGAGCAATGCAAACTATCTATTAAAATATCAAGTATGATTTCTTGCATATCAAGAGCGGCAAAAAAGCAGAAATTATATCACAATTATTATTTCGAAATGGCTAATTAATTATTATCACACACATAAGCCAATCAATTACTAAGCCCATCCAATACCGAATAAAGATGGGAAAGCTTAGAGACTAGATGACGAGCGGGTAAAGCGATAATTCATCCACGAGCGCCGAACACCTAAACGTAAAGTCGTAGGTGAAGATATAGTCCGACACTCCGGGGAAACCCGGAGCCGCCCAGGATAAAGAGCCTGGGACGAAACAAATAGGCAGATCAAGATTCAGATTCGCTATACGTTACTAATCAACCGTCTGTAGTGGATAGTGCCCGGAGATTTTATCGGGAGTATCCTACCATAGTAAATAACATACCCAAAGATGCTAACCATTATAATAATACTTTAGCAGATTTTGCACGGATTGATAATAACCTTGCGGCCAGCCAGCGGGCAATAGGTGAATCCAGCAACCTGGCACAGATAGCATTGTCTTATACATACAATTATGATGATCAGAAATTATATGATAATGTTTGTATTTTAAGTGTTCTCGCTCAATGTGCTATTGACAATGCTAAAAGAAAATATGACATTGATATAATGGAAGAAATAAAATTGATTAAGCAATCAATGCTAATTGACCAACGTGGGTACCCTTCTTTTTGGGGGTTGATAAGACCGCAATTTGATAAGAAGAAAATTAATAAACAACTAAAATGTCCAATGAATTATGTATATAGATTAAAGCCAAAGACGTATAATCCAACTACTTCCACTCTTCCAATTCAGGACTTTTTTATTAAGCATGAATTTACGGAACATCATAGGGTGTCAAGAAAAGTTGAAAAGATGATTGAAAAATATTCTTTGAAACTGTTATCTCATGGAGTGGCTGATGACCCAACAGATGAAGATTTATTTATGATGTTGGCGGAAGATTTTGAAAAGCTTATAGAAGATATCCGCCAAATTTATTTATCTAAGAATTATGTTGGCTTAGTTTCTAAATTAATTAATAGAGCTTTTGTGATTACTCCAGGGGTAAAAAGTAACATCGCAAAGATGGTTTCATCAACTAACTATAACAAAGCTTTATTATTGAAGACCCTCTACGAAGTTAACTCAAAGTGCTTTTTAGCATGTTTTATAAGTAAAAAATCGGCGGCTGGATAATTATACGTTATATAAAATATTAATATTTTATTGCACTTTTTTAAGGCAATATTTTGTGGATAAATGATAGAAACATTTAATAGGAAAAATCAAGTATATCAACCGCTTTTTTGGCAATGCGGTATACAAGCAAGCTGTCATGACCAATAACCGAAAGGCTGGCGGTTAATCCAGCCTAAATATATGAATATAAGGAGATAAAAAAGATGAACAAGAATGAATTTTATCGTGCGGTAGCTGAAAAGACGGGTATGACGATTAAGGACACTAAGACTGTTTTTGAAACAGCCCAGGAAGTGCTGATTGACACTATTAAGGCAGATGAAGAAATTAAGATGTTTGACGGTGTGACTTTCGCTCGTACTTTTAAGCCGTCTCGTGTAAGCCGTAATCCTCGGACTGGGGAAACGATCCAGGTGGCCGAAAAGTACGCTCCAAAGGTGAAGTTTGGAAAAGTCTTTAAGGCGGCAGTAATGTAAGTGGCATTTCTTATTATCTATTCTGATAATATGTTCAATTTTGTACCCCGGCTTTCGGGCCGGGGATCTTGCTCTTGTGGCTCAATTGGCAGAGCGGTTGATTTGTAATCAACAGGCTCCCGGTTCAAGTCCGGGCGAGAGCTTATCCTTTACAGGAAATATTAAGAAAGACACAGGAATAAATATGATTAAGATTACTCATGATGAAGCAGATTATCTGCGGTCAAAAAAGTTAGGTTATTTAGTGCATGTTTCTAGTGCGACGCATAAAGGTCGTGCTAAAAGATATTATTTAACGGAAGATCGGAAGGCGCTATATAAACTAAAGGAGTATAGGGAGAATTCAACTACTTATGTTTATAAATAATAAGGAAGCAAATAAATAATAAATCGGGAGAGAGGGCAGATTATGTCCTCTCTCCTATTTTTTAGGAGGAAAATTATGGAAGCAAAAAGAACAGTAAAGACAGATATTAAATTTAAGGATTTAGTTATGAAAGAGCATCAGATTGTGGATTTTGAATCAGGTGAAGTTGTAAATTTAATTGCCAATTTGGAAGAAGTGTATGGTGATGAGCCTTTCTCATTAGCTTGTACCGCTAAATCTGAAGAGATTATTGAATTAGAAAGTAATGATTTTGATTAATATAGATGACAATAAGGAGATTATGCTTTGAATATAGAAACCGAATTAAAACTAGTTGGTTTTACTCCAGAATCTTATGAAGAGTTTTTACAAGATTGTGCAGATAAGATTAACGGAGTGAATGATATAGATTGGGTTGAGATTATTGAGAAATATAATCTTCCATTTGATCGCAGGCGTATTTCTGAATCGATGGGACGTAACATTTTAGGTGGCAATTTTGTAAGAGAATTTTATAAAAACAAAGTTATTGGGAAGACATCTGAAGAAGCTATCAAAGATATGATTGCTAAAGAGCAAGAAATATATAAAGCCAAGAGAAAACTCCAAGATGAACGCAATGAATTAAATAAATTATTAAGAGATGAAGCACGTCATGAAGAGAACCAACGCATCTTAGAAGAAAAGATCGAAAAGCTGGGGAAAGAACGATATCCGTTTTATTTATCTCCTTCTTTATGGGATTATAGTGCATTAAATCCAAATACTATGATTATATGTTTATCTGATTTGCATTTAGGGCTAGAGACAAAAGAATTTAATACTGAAGTAGCCAAAGATCGATTGACACAATATTTGAATGAAATTAAAGAGATTGCGGAAATGCATCATACGAAAAAATGCGTTGTGGCAGCTTTAGGCGACCTAGTATCTGGTACTATTCATCTTTCAATCCAAATCGCAAACAGAGAAAATCTTGTGGAACAAGTAATGGTTGCTTGTGAGTTAATTGCGGATTTTATGTATAAATTAGGTGAAATTTTTGAAGACATTAGTTTTTATAATGTGCCGGGGAACCATAGTCGTATTGAGAAAAATGCAGATGATTCACTTTTAGGAGAACGTCTAGATAATTTAGTTCCATGGTTTTTAAGTCATATATTCGCGCATCAAAAACAATATCATATTGATGTAGATAAAAAACATGACACGTATTCTGAATTTGCCATTGGTGAAAGCAAGTATTTAATTTGCCATGGAGACTACGACGGGTTGAATGATACTTCTATACAAAAATTATGTGCATATGTTGGGTATTTCCCCTATGCTATTTTAATGGGACATATGCATCATCCTGCGATGAACGAAGTTTCTGGTGTGAAGGTGATTCAAAGTGGGTGTCTACATAACGGTGATGAATTTACAGAACGTAAACGTCTTAAAGGAGCACCGTCCCAAACTGTTATTATTTGTAATAATAAAAAAATTAAATCAATATATCCAATTGAGTTGGTTTAATCATGTTCCTCGCGAAAAAACGTCGAGGAGCATTTTGTCTTATTAGTGTTAGCGGTATAGCATACCAGTCTTCCAAACTGGCGGGGTCAGTTCGAATCTGACATAAGACTTTATATTTTAGGATAAAAAAAGATAAAAGGAGGTGGTCAATTTGGCTGCCAAAACAACAAAGATGAAACCACAATCAGAGGTCAAGTTGACCGCAGCGGAGGCACGATTAAGAGTACATGAATTAGAAGAAGAACTGGAAAATGAAAAAAGTAAGCTGTGGTGCCGACTTTGTGGTAAGAAAAAGAAGCCAGATTATTTTTATTTTGATAGCGATCCTCGTTCTCAGAGTCATTATTCTGGTATATGCCGTGATTGTGCAAAAGCTATCGCATTGCGGAGAGACGCTAATGGTGAAGATCATGAACCAACAAAGGAGTCTTGTCAAGAAGCTTTATTTTATTTGAATAGACCTTTTACCGAAAAGTTATGGGATTCTAGTTTGGGTGAGGTAGCTAATGAAGCTTCTGGCCAGGTAAAACATAATGTATGGGCTTCTTTGGTAAAGAACTCTGCTATGCCTCAATACATAGGCCAAGGGTGGCGTGATTCTGACATGTTCAAGACTCATATTAAATACGAAGATGAGAAAACGGTTGAGGATGTCGTTGCGGGCAGAGAAGACCAGGACACTTATTCTGATTTTTTAAAGAATAAGGCGGATGTTACTCGTCTTCTTTCTTACGATCCGTTTGAACAGGAAAAAATATCAGATCAACCTTTTTTATATTCTCAATTATTGGGATTACTTGACGCAAGTGAAGATGCAAACGATGATATGATGCGGACAGCTAGTTGTATTAGCATTGTCAGAGGCTTTCTTCAGCTTAGTAAGATTGATGATACTATTGCCAAACTGATGAGTGATTTATCACAGGTGCAAACTAATTCGGCAACAATCAAAAGTCTTCAGGAAAGTAAGGGTAAAGTTACCGGGATGATTAAAGATCTAGCTGCGGAAAGCTGCATTAGTTTGAAAAATAGCAAGAATGCTAAAAAGGGTGAAAATACTTGGACTGGCAAAATCAAAAAAATTCGTGATTTAAATCTGAGAGCTGCTAATGTTAATGGATTTGATATTCAAACTTGTCGTGGAATGCAACAAGTTCAAGAAATGAGCGACGCTTCTATTATGAAACAGTTGGCGCTTGATGAGTCTGAATGGTCTGATATGGTTGCTCAAATGCGAGAGACTATTGTTGCCCTTAGAAAAGAGAAAGATCAATACAAAGAAATCAATCGAATATTACTTCAAGAAAATTTAGATTTAAAAGATTATCTTGAAGAGAACAGTATGAAGCCAGACAAGCAATATGCCAATTTAAAAGATATGTATTCTGTCTTCTCTAGCTTGGAAGAAGATCCTGAGGAGGTATCAGAAGATGCTGGCTCAGAGTAATATATGGATTCCTGATAATTATGATAAAGATTTTTATCAGGATTATGGTGTTTTTGTAAAACCAATAAACTATCCTCTTTCTCAAAGAAAAATTGATGGCTTATTGGCTATAGCCGCTATGCAAAAATATTTTCAATGTAATCCTGTTCGAATGATTGATATTATGTTTAATTATGAATTGTTGGATGGACAGGCATTAATTGTGCAAAGATCTTGGTTTTGTCCAAATGTTTTATGTGTTTGTACCCGAAGCTATGGTAAGTCTACTATTATAGATTTGGAGACTATGGCAAAAGATATGGCTTTTAGCAATGTATGGACATATATCGCTAGTGGCTCTGGTGGGCAGGCAGAGGAAACATTTATGACACTCGAAAAATTGGCGAATGATAATATAGATACATTTGCTGGATCAACGGGGTATATTTTTAAACAAGAAATCGAAGTAAAGCAAGCTGGCGGAGATGGATTTAGTCATTCGTCTAATGGCTTTTCTTATAATTTATATAATGGCTCACAGACTACCACCCTCAATAGCAATATTTCGGCCAAAAGAGGTAAACGTGGTACAGTGATTTTTGATGAGTGCGGTTTTTTGTCTAGCGAGATGATTGCTGTTTATGGTGCTTTTGCCGCTACGAATAAAAGTTTAAAAACAGGTAAAGATTCGTCTGGCAAATCTATTGATCCGATTAGACAGCGAACCTTTGCTACAAATCTACCATATCAAAAATTTTATATTTCTTCCGCGTCTAGCACAGACACGGAGTTTTATAAATTATATAGAGATTTTTCAAAAGAACAAATAATGGGCAATCCAGACTTTTGTGTAATTCATATTGATTGTGAACAAGCGCTTAAGCCGACTTTACGTGGAGAACTAATTACTCCTCTTCTTTCTCGTTCTACAATTGAATCTGAAATGAGACGTAATCCCGAAAAAGCCAGACGAGAGTATTATTGTATATTTACAACAGACGTTGGTGCAGATGCTATTATTCGTAGAGGCACGATTACTCGTAATGAAGAAACTCGTCGGCCATTATTATCTAATGATACAGGAGATAAAAAATTTGTTATTGCTTATGATCCTGCCCGTTCAAGAGATAACAGTGTGATATCCGTTGGTGAAATATACCATGATAAAGATGTTAATGGTGATGATGATATTAAAATGAGAATTTGTAATTGTATTAACTTAATGGATATTGGCAAAAAAATAAAATCCCCCATGCAGACCCCTGATCAAATTAAATATTTAAAAGAATTAATACTTGAATATAATGCTGAATTGGATGCATATGGTAATATAGTAGGTATTTATATTGATGCGGGTTCTGGTGGCGGAGGAGTTAATATAGCCGATTTTCTTATGGAAGATTGGGAAGATAAATCAGGGAAAAATCACAGAGGGCTAATTGATAAAGAGTATTCTGCTGAATATGTTAAAAGATTCCCTAACGCCGTTAATAAATTACATTTAATGTCTCCTTCCGCTTACAAATCAGAAATGGCTGAAGCATTAATCGAGTTAGTTAATCAAGATAAAATTAGTTTTACTGCTCCTTATGATAACAAAGGGTATTTAACTGTTTTTGATGTAGATGAAGAGAAGCTCGAAAAAGCTAAAGTAGAAATTAGAAAGAGACTGAAGAAGAAAAAATTAAGTAAGGAACAATTTGAAGAGCAATTCGAAGAAGAATTATCTAAAGTTCAATCTGTTTCTACAAAAACTATTAAACTTGATTGGCAAGAAGAATTAGCACTAGCTAACATTGATGCAATGAAAGAAGAAATAGTTAATATAGTGCGTAAAAAGAGAGATTCTGGGAAAGATTCTTTTGATCTCGCTCCAGAAAAGGCAGGAAAGCTCCATGACGACCGCTTCTATACGGCCTGTCTGCTTGCTTACGCTCTTCAGCAGGAACGTCGTAAGCATCTTACTCAAAGACGAAAAACTACTAATACACAATCATTATTAGATCAACTGGTTATTAGACCAGCCACTCGTTACTCTAGCTGGTCTTAATTATATAGGAGGTGTCTATGGCACAAGTAAAATCTTCTCCGAAGAGAGCCTCGGCATCTTCGGCTACTCAGCGGCTTACAGTCGCAGAACAAAAAGAATTGATTCAAAAATATGAACAAGCAAATGAGCGCCTAAAACAATTTGAAGAAGATCGTAAGAATATTATAAAATTACGAGATACTACAAAAACTCAAA